GATCGAAAGCGCCTTAACTGGAAAGCGTATAGACGTTAGGCCTTTTCATGGTGCCGATGGTCCAGATAGGCCAGGGGAGAAGTACAAACCCGCTTTAGGCCGCGTAACCGGTAAGGAAAAGACCAATAAGCAGGTGTTCCGCAATAAAAGGGCTCAATTTTATATGATGCTAAGGGACCGATTTTACAATACTTTCTTAGCTGTTGAGAAGGGGAGATATATCGATCCGGACAAGCTTATTTCTATCTCATCAAATATCAATCATATGCAACTTCTACGCTCCGAAATATGCCGTATACCACGCAAATTCAATAACAGCGGTCTTTTACAGATAATGAGTAAGAAGGATATGAAGGCGCTGAAGATTCAAAGTCCTAACGTTGCTGACGCTTTAATGATGAGTCTTTCACAGCCCGATATCTTAATGCCCGCTGAGCCCATAGAGTTTGAACAATACGTTGAAGCCTAACAGAAAGCGGAATTATGGATACACTTAAAGAGTTTAACGGAGCCCTGACCCCTGACGATTGGACAGAAGAAGAATCGGGGGTTTTTGTAAGGGACACACCACCCAAATCGCCTAAAGTCCGTAAAGGTGAGATATGGGAAGTAGAAACGGGACGCTATAGAGTGGTCTCTGTTAGTCATAAAGGTAAATTTCTAAAACTCAGGAGGATTTAGCCCATGCCTAAAAAGAAAGGCGAAAAGAAGATGACCTTAAAACAAAAGGTTGACGCGCTGATAGCCAAGTATGGTCGTAAGCGCGATATACGCAAAGTCGTGGAAGTCCGCGACGACCCAGGCTTGTTACGGGCGATTAACAAGTATCGGGGTAAACAAGAGCAGGCGCTTAAGGCCGCCGATGGCGATAAGAAGTACATGAAGGGCGTTAAAATGGAGTAAAAGCGTTATGGCTGAAAAGAAAGTCCCAGACTGCATAAAAGCCTTAGAATCCGCTCAGCAAGCCGACCATGACAGCCGGGAAATGGTACGTGAAGCGGATCTATTCGTTAATAAAAGGGACGGACAGTGGGAACCACAAATCATTAGTAAGTTTAATGATAAGCCCCGCTACACCTTTGATGAAGTAAACCCGATTATTGACGATGTAATGGGCGAAATGGCTACCGCCGACTTTGATATTAATGTTGACCCCGCAGGTGGTGAAGCGTCCAAAGATATCGCAAATGCTTTTGAAGGGATTATCCGCCATATCGAAAACCTTTCACGGGCGCGGTTCATTTACGATTATGCGGCCCGTAAGATGGTTACGACCGGTCTTCATGGTTGGCGCGTCGTAGCCGATTATCCCGATTCTGATAGTTTTCAGCAAGAGTTAATGATAGAGCGGATTCCAAACTATACGGATTCAGTATGGTTTGATGAGAATTCCACGGAACCGGATCACTCCGACGCGGGGTATTGTTGGGTTCTGTCGTCTATGACGCGCAGTGCCTATGAAGAAGACTTCCCTAAAGGCTCCGGTATTTCTGTCGGCTCCGATATCCGCCAGCAAGCTTATAGCTATAAGAAGACCGACGAAGTAAAAGTAGGGGAATATCTCTACAAAGTAGAAAAAACGCGGGAATTGGCGCTATTGTCCAACGGCGCGGTGGTTGTCGTGGACGAAAACTTCAATATGATCCGCGATGAGCTACACGCGCAGCGTATTACGGTCCAGAAGACGCGCAAACGGCCTTATAAAGTGGTCTATCAACGCCTATTCGATGGTATGGATTGGCTAAGCGATGCTCAAGAAACCGTTTTTGAATGGTTGCCGATTATTCCCTTGTACGCAAACTTTACTATCATTGAAGATAAAATCGTTTATTGGGGCATCGTAGAGAAGTTGATGGACCCGCAGCGGATCATTAACTACTCAGAAAGTCGCAAAGTGAACGAAGGCGCTTTGGCCCCGCGTGGTAAAGTCTGGATGCCGAAGGAGCAAGCAAAAAGCCCTGACGTTAAAATGTCTTTGCGTACTTTGAACGTCAATAACGAGCCGGTACAGTTTTACGATTGGGAAGAAGGCCAGCCCCCGCCTAATTATATGGGTGCTCCGGTCTCTAACCCTCATCTCATCGAATTAACGCAGACCTCGCAGAACTTTATCCAGCGTTCATCTGGCACGTTCGATGAGGCCAGGGGTGTAGCGCCCGCACAGCGCAGCGGCAAGGCCATTGGGCTGCTTCAGGATAAGAGCGACAACCCGAAGCGTAAATGGTTTCAGCCGGTGGAGATTGGCCTAACCCACACCTGTCGGATCTTGATTAATGCGATTCCCAAGGTTTACGATACACAGCAAGAAATGACGCTTGTGAATCAAGATGGGACCACAGACAGCATTACGATCCGGCAGAAAGTAATTGATATGCAGACCGGAAAGGTTGTTGAGCTAAACGACCTTTCGAAGGGAAAATATCAAGTGGTCTGCTCAGCCGGTCCGGCTTTTCATAGTCGCCAACAGGAAACGGTCCAATCCATTTATGAATTGGCCGATAGAGACCCTTCAATCCTTCAGATTGGGGCGGATGTATTGCTAAACAACATTGCGTCTCCTGGGGTGGATCTTATAGCCGCCAGGAAGCGTAAACAGATGTTGGCGCAAGGCCTCATACCCGAAGAGCAGTTGACGGATGACGAAAAAGCAGAAATGCAGGCCGCGCAGGGGCAACCTAAGCCGCCAGATCCAATGATGATCGCCGCACAGGCGGAAATGCTCAAGGCTCAGACTAAACAGCAGACTGAAGGCCTCAAAATCGAAATGGAGCAAAACAAACTGAGGCTTAAGGAAATGGAGTTAACGCTTAAGAGCCAAACGGATCAAAGCCGAACCATGATCGACAGCATGAAGGCCTTAAATGAACAGATTAAGGTCCAGGCTGATACGCTTAAAGCGATAAAAGAGGCAATCGGAGCCGATACGATCATGAACCCCCATGCTGTACGGGCTTATGATGAACAGGCTAAAGACTTGGCGCGAACTATTTTAACGCAGTAAGCCTACCACGGCTATAAATGCGGCAGAAAGGTTTTAGCATGACTAAAGATCAGTCTACCACGACTCAAAATGCGGCAGAAGGAAAAGATCAGTCTACCATGACTCAAAATGCGGCAGAAGACGATTACTTGGCCGGTGCGGATTTTGGTGAAGAAGGAGAAGAAATCACCGACGATAACGCACCCGAAGGCGGAGAACAGCAAGCCGCCGATAACTCTTCAGAGGATAAGGGAGACGGAGAAGGCAAAGACGAAGAAGGCTCAGCCGACGCAGAAGATAAGCTTGTTCCGCAAAGCAAGGTAAAAAAGCGGTTAGACGCGCTTACTTTTGAGAAGGCTGAAGAACAGCGAAAACGGGAAGCGATTGAACGTGAGTTAGCGGATACCAAGAAGAAATTGGAAACGCTTTCTTCTACGGAAACTGTCGTTCCGCCGATGCCGGATGTTCTTGACCCAAACTACGATGCCAAAGTCGCGGAAAGGGACCGGCTACGGGACAAGAAGGCAAAGGAAGACGCAGAACGTGAATTCGTTCAGAAGCAGCAAGCCGACGCACAAGCCGCTAAAGTTTTAGCAGATCAGCAGGCGTTACAGGCAAATGTCAATAAAATGTTTGCCGATGGGAAAGAGTTGGGTTTTAGCCAAGAAGATATGTTGGAAGCAGACGGGAAGGTAGCTCAATTTATTACCGATACGACTGTGGCTCATTATCTTTTAAGCCGCGACGACTCAGCCGCCGTTATTAAGTACTTGGCTTCTGTACCCCAAGAGCTTGATAAAATTTCCCGTATGTCCGCTGTTGAAGCGTCCGCTCATATCGCCGCCGTTGTAGCGCCCGAAGCCGGGAAGCTGAAGCCTAAAGCGACCACAACGCCCGATCCACTAAAAATCCCCAAAGGTAAAGCCGGGGGAGAGAAGAAGAGCCCTTACCTTGAAGGCGTAGTCTTCGAATAGGAGAACACCGAACCATGGCGAATAGCACCGCAAGTAACATTACCAGAAAGGTAATGCGAGCTTTCATTCCCGCTTTCGAAAAGCAGCGGGTACTTTCCAAAACCGTCAATACCCAGATGTTTCAGGGTAAGTTTAACCCGTCTTCCGGCGATTACATCGACGTAAAGCGTCCGCACCAGTACAACGCCGTCCGGACTGCGGGCGGTGATCTGAGCGCGGCAACGTGGAACGATATCATCTCCGGCAAGGCCACCGCGCAGGTGCAGAACTATATCACCGTGCCGATCGACTGGACCAATAAGGAAGAAGCGCTTTCCTTGGATCAGTTGGAAGAGATTCTGAAGCCCGCAGCGGAGACCTGCTGTATCGAGCTTGAGACCTCTTTTTGTGACTTCATGTATCAGCGGGCCGCGCTGCTTTCCGGCACCGTAGGAACCGCCGTTGACGCCTGGGCTGATGTGGCCAACCCCATGTCGCTTATGAAGTCCTTGGGTGTTCCCGAAGGGGAGCACAATTTCGTCTGCAACCCCTTTACCATTCAGAACCTTGCCGGGGCGCAAACTGGCCTTAGCGCCGATCCGTCCCGTCTGGTTCAGACCGCCTGGGAGAAAGCGCAGATTGCGTCTCCCTTTGCCGGTCTGCGGGTGCTTTCTTCCAATTCCATGAGCAGCTACAGTTCTGGTGCTTGTGCGGATCGTGCCGGTGCTCTTACCGCCGCGCCCGATATGACCTATGTTACCCACAAAGACACCATGATCCAGACCATTGCGGTCGATTCCCTTACCGCTGCTGGCACCATCAAAGCCGGTGAGATGATCGAAATTGCCGATACGTA